TGCCGCCCGTCTCGCCACTACTGGCTTGATGAAAACGTGCACTGAGAAATATGGTATTACTACTGAAGCTGACTTGTTGGTGTACCTCACCAAAACTACCATGGCACTCCTCACACTCAAGAAGCGTGTGTTTGACGACCCCATGATGGTTCGCGAGGTTAATCAACGTCTGATTATGATAGACAAAGTCACCGCCGATTTGCAGGCATCGTGGCACGAGGCAGGCCTTAGGGTCAAACCTTATGCCGTCTACATTTATGGTGGGTCTTCTCTAGGCAAAAGTGTCATCGCCAACATTGTGTGCCATGCCATATCCCGTCGGAATAAGTTTCCGCAGGGCAAAGAATATATGTGCACCATTAATGGTAGTGATCAGTACCAGTCCGATTACAACTCCAAGCATATTTGTGTGATCTTCGACGATATGGGCAATACCCGACCTGAAAAGTGTGAAGGTAACCCCCTCTTTGTCCTCATCCAGTTCATCAATAACATGCATTGCAGCGCTCTCAGTCCAGAAGCCGAAAAGAAAGGCAAAATGGACATTCGCAGCAAGATTGTTGTAGTCACTAGCAACACCGCGGACTTGCATTCCTCCATGTTTTCAGTCAACCCAGCGTCCATTATGCGTCGTTTCGACTGTTTCGTAGAGTGCAAACTCCGTGCCGATGCAACTGGTCCTGATGGCGGTCTGCACAGCAAGTTCAGTGGCAATTCAATGCCAGATGCGTGGTTATTGGATTTTGGAACTATCAGTATCAAGCGTAATATGAGTGAAAAACATCACGATACACCTGTGACCAATTATGTTACCAAAGAAGGTTCGATCATGGACCTGGTTGACTATTTGGATGAGGTGACTCCTGTGTTCTTTGCGAAGCAAGAGGCAATTGTTGCCTCGTCGACAGATATGCACTTGAAACCACATTGCGTGACTCACACATCGTTCACGCTTCCATGTCCAAAATGCGCACTCCTTGATAAGGAAGTGCCAGCTGAATTTGTCCCAGTAGATGTCACCAAGCCCCTGGAACCCTCAACCGGCCTATGGAAGAGTTTTACCAAAGCTGACCCTCTGAACGCCAAGATCCGAGATAATCCTCTTTTCGAGGATATAATGACGGATTTTAGCACGTCGAGTTACAAGACTATTCCCACTGTGGAAGAGTGTAAGAGAAACTTTGAACACTATCCCTGCTCGGCTGAAGGTGATGGCTTGGCCCATGAATACATTCCTTCTTGTCATGAACGTCTACGCCAGTTGCTAGCTAAGCCCATTTCTCATTGGGCTGTTAGCCTGCGACAAGCACGACACAACTTCAATGCTTCCCCAACCCTCAAAGCGATGTCAATTATTGCTGGAATAGGGCTTTCCGGTTATGCGATGTACCATTTGCTGACTGAGAAGCCTTTGGAAGAGGAGGGGGCAATGATAGCCAAGATACAAGCTGCTGCTCGATCTCCCAGGCAGATAGTTGATAGAGATGACGCCTATCGTCGCGTGTACTCTAACACTGCTGTCTACCCAGAAGCGTCTAAGTCTTCGACACTTGCGCAATTGGAAGCTAAGATTGATCGTAATCTTCATTTGGTACTCATCAACGAGTTTAATGACAAAGATAACACCACCACAGGCCTTACTCAATGGTGCAATGCTTTCCCCATTGGGGGAACTGAATGGTTGATCACTGGACATCAATTTGAGAAAGATAAAACCTATCAAGTTGAATTCAGCACCCATCCTGAGATTGGTATCAAGCGATTTAGAGCACTTGTCAATGAGAGCAACATGCGCCCAATCTTTGGCTGTGATGCTGTTGTGTTGGACCTCCCGTCTGGTGGCGATGTCACCAATTTCACCAAATACATGCCAGAGACGGCAGATTCTTGTGAGATTAAGGCGGGTGACTCTGTGTTCGTCTACCACGTGCACAAGTGCATCATGAATATGCCTACCAATGAGTACGTTCCCCCTTCTGCTTACAAAGAAACCGGCAAGATTACCAAAGTTGGACCCATTTCGGTCGCAAACATTGGTACTTATGACGGTTTTGAGTATGAAGTTGAGAACCACAAGGGTATGTGCGGGTCTATGATTTTCACCACTGGTCGCAACCCTGTCTTGATCGGGTTGCATTCTGCCGGCGCTCCTGGTACAAAACGTGCTGGAGCAGTTCGCTTGTTCCAACCTCGCGTGACTGAAACTAAGCCGGTTGATCATGTACTGGTGTCTGAATCTGCCCCACGAAGGGAAGTGATATACAATAAAGATGTCACTACCAATCCTGAGGTTCACACCTTCAATCCTGTTCACTATCTTTCTCCGGATAAAGACTTCAACATGGAAATCTTCGGGCAACACAAGCTGCCCCTTTCGCGTTTCACTACGTCTGTGAAGAAGTCAATTATTCAGGACAAGCTGGTTGAACAGGGTATGGAAGTCAAAGATACCCCACCACCTAAGTCGGCTGTCAGACCAACTCGTCATAGGCACTTGGAGAATGGAGCAGAAATTCTGCCGCCCGTCAATCCGAGATACCTTAAGCTTGCGAAAAACGACTTCATCCATAAACTTAATGAAGTAGTGCTTCGCCCCGAGTCTGATTTCACGACATTTGTGCACCCGCTCTCACCTGATGATGCTCTAAATGGAGTTGTCGAGGTCAAAGGCATTGAGCCTGTTAACCCAGACACCTCCATGAGTTTCCCTTTGGTGGGTCCCAAGTGGAAGTACTTTAAGCAGTGCGATGCCCTTAAGGAGCAATTCGGTCTCAATACAAAGCGATTTGTGAGGAAGGAAGTTGACCCCATCACAGGGGACGCTACTTTCCATTATGAGATTCAATTTGACCCCGAGAAGGCTGACGTTATTGCAGAGACCGAACACAATCTGACATTGTTCCACAAGGCTGAGAGAGCCAATATCACCTTTAGGACTCATTGCAAGGATGCGGCCATCTCTTTTGAGAAGGCTGCGGCCGGCAAGATCCGGATCGTGGCTGGCGCACCTGTAGACATGGTAGTCACCTCTCGCATGCTCACACTCACACTCATTAATGCCATGACATATTTCCCGGCAGAGTTTGAGAGTGCTGTTGGCGTCAATGCCGCTGGTAAGGACTGGGAGTACATCGCCGATGTCCTCAGTTCTAAATCTGGTGGTCAGCGCTGTGGAGACGGTGATTATTCAGCTTATGATCAAAAGATTCGACCTGAGTTTTCCAAAGCGGCCTTCGAGATTCTTAAATATCTCCTCGCCCAAAGTGGATTCCCACCAGACCTGCTGAAGATCTTTGATGGATTTGCGACTGAGTGTATCTACCCAATCTATGACATTGATGGTTTGATCGTCAAGCTCTTTGGAACTGGTCCTTCTGGTCACCCTTTGACAGTGATCATTAATGGACTAGTCAATTCGCTCTACATGCGCTATGCATATTATTCCATGCATGCAGCAGATTTGCCATCTGGCCAAATCATGACATTGGGGCTTATCCCCTTGTTTCACGAGATGGTCGCACTCATGACCTATGGAGACGACAATGGATTTGACACCTCCCCTGAGGAAACCATGTTCAATATGATCTCTGTGGCTGAAGAGCTGGCTAAGATTGGAGTCAAGTACACTGGGGCTGATAAGAAAGTGTCCACCAAGCCGTTCAAAACTTTGGACGAGATGAGCTTTCTCAAGCGATCGTTTCTGGTTCACCCAGAGTTAAAGGTTAGAGTTGGTGCCCTTGACCTTGACTCTATCAATCGGTCTTTGCTCATGTCGAGAGGCGTGCCCAAAGGGTGTCCCAATAGTGAGGCAGAAATCACTGCCCAGAACATGATGGGGGCCCTTGGTGAGGCTTACTTGCATGGTGAGGAGGTCTACTATCGCTACCGGACGATGTTCCAGTCTCTGCTTGATGTGAGAGATTCGGAGTCCTATGCGATCAAAGACTACTACTATCCTCCCACCGTAGAGGAGTTGCGCGATCGATACTTCAACACTACTTGCTGTTACCTTGCTGCCCAAGCCACTCTTAAAGGCCAGGCTGAACTAGTCCCCTTGGAAGGTTCTGCTGGGTGGATATATGATGACAATGGTGTGTTGGAGCACTTTGAATTGACTGGTGACGATGAGACCGATTACTATCAACTCTTTGACTACTGGTGCCATCATTCCGGCAATCAGAGGTTCCTAGGTGTGCATTATGACTACTTTGGTGAGAGTCACGAGTACCCTTGTGAATTTGGCAACCACAGTGATATGCGCCACATTGATGTGGAGTTCCGTCGGTGGGCCCAGAAGACATTTCCTGGTTCCATCACATCTTGGTTTCATGATTATCGCCTGATTGGCAGCTTTGCATTGGCTGACGCCCTTGCGCAGCGCATTTGGGAAATGGAACCCAACAAAGAAGACCCTACTATTTTGGGTCGTCACAACTTTGATGTAGAATTGTCTAATTGGTGCTACTACCCCGCTCAGAGATTCACCGTGTACAATGCATGGGACGAACCCCCCACGAGTTGGCCAGACATCAGATTTCGATCTGGTCAACGGGGACGATGGGGTGGTGCCGAGCTCTTGTCCAACGACTATCGTGCTCAAAGAGATCACGACGGACGTATGTTCAATGATCTCCTTTATGCGGAGTACTATGATTTGATCATGGAAAGGAAAGAGCAGAGGGTTTCGCTTTGTGCGGAGCTGGATTATATTCACTCTACCGTAGATGAGGCTTCTGTGGCGCTAACCATTCACAACCAACCACCCGCCCCCATGATATATCGCCGAATGAGGCGTAGGGAGGTGGGACTCGAGAGGCTTTTGCCTCTCCCCCCAGAGATAATCCCTCTGATTTGGGATTTTCTTCATCCGTCATTCCTCTCAACAGACCAAGAAGTGGATGAAGCGTATGTGGCAGTTACTCCCAATTTCTACCCTGCGTGGGAACGAGATCTCGAAATTCGATCCCACATCGCCATCCTAACTGGAGTTGTTGCATGGGGGAAGGTTTTCCCCATGTATCACTATCGCTCAGAATTCTTCGGAGATGTTGATTAAATCAGAAAAAAAACAAAAAACTATAAAAATTTCGTGTTTATGTTTAGTCCAACTCACTTCACATTGTAAAAAGAATCTATGTTAACAAAAATCAAGAATGGTGCTCAGGTCCTTGCACGCAGTCAATTTTGGACCCTACAACCGTAGCCGACACGATTCGGTTAGCGTCGGATGACGCGACACTTCAGCCTCAAGCTGGCGATTTCTGTTACGAATCTTATGGACAGAGTCAGCAGCGTGAGCAAATCACAGAGTTCTTGGAAGCTGATCCTAGTTACACATGTGTGGTTGATAGTGAAATTAATGATGAGACTCGCACCAACACCTCCCAGGGGGTGGAGGATCTTGCAGAGTTTTTCGCCAGGCCTGTTAAGATTGGCGCCTCTACGTGGGCAGTCGGTCAAGGCTTGGATGTTCCCGCTTTCAAACCATGGCGCACTTGGATGCAGAATAAGCGAGTGGCCAATCGATTGAATAATTTCAAAAACTTTCGAGCTAAGTTACACGTTAAGTTTATCATCAATGGTAACTCCTTTTATTGGGGTAGAGCTTTTGTGTCCTATACGCCGTATACTGATAACCCCTTTGAAGGTACGAATGCCAATTCATGGTTGGATATCCCCAGGGCTACTCAGAAACCTCATATATGGATAGATCCCACTTCTTCACAAGGCGGCGAAATGGTTCTCCCATTCTTCTGGCCGAACGATCATTTCGATTTGGTGTCAGATGCTCCTGAGAATCTTGGCAATCTGTGGATTTATAGTCCAGTTGGATTGCGACACGCTCAAGGGCAGACGCAGAGTTTAACCGTTACAATATATGCTTGGGCCACCGATGTGTCATTGTCCACTCCTACCCAGGTGAATATTGGAGGATTGCTCCCACAGGCTGGTGATGAATACGGCGAAGGACCCATATCCAAACCAGCTAATGTCATGGCTGCCGTAGCTCGAAAGTTAGGTTCTGCACCCATGATAGGTCCATATGCCATGGCCACTAGTATCGCAGCAGGAGCAGTCGGTAATATAGCCCGTATGTTTGGTTTTTCCAGACCACGAGACATATCGCTGATGGCCACTCGTCGAGTGTGGCAAACAGGTGATCTCGCATCCACCGATAGGGAAGACACTTGTATGACATTAGGGTATACGGCCAAGCAAGAAGTCACAATTGACCCTCGCACCGTTGGACTCGGATCAACTGACGAGATGGACATGAAATATCTTATGTCCAAGCCTACGTTATTTGCCTCATTTGATTGGGCATTGGGCGCTCTGGTAGATGTTCCGATTTTTTCGGTTAAGGTCACTCCAATGACATATCGAAGAGATTCCTATACAGGTTCTTTGCCCGGATATGCATTGATGCCGACCGCGATGTGTGCACTCCCTTTTCACTATTGGAGGGGTTCCATGACGTATCGGTTTCAAATTGTGGCTTCAGGTTATCATAAAGGTCGCTTGTTGTTCGTCTGGGAACCAAACACCGCCTTTCAAGGAGTTATTCCCGAGTCAAATGTCACCTATTCGAAGGTGGTAGATATCGCTCAAGAGCGAGATTTTGCCATAACTATAGGCTGGGGTTCTAACAAACCAGCGCTCGAAATAGCAACCGCTGTGCAACTAGGGTTACCCGACATGTTTTCAATCGGAGTCCCTGCCACCACTACTCCTGGGTTTGATAATGGCACGCTGACATGTTACGTCCTCAACCCGTTGGTTACATCAGGGTCCGATACTAGTAGCATTACTATTTTATGCCATACCAGTTCAGACGACATGGAGCTTTGGGCTCCAGATGGTGACCGGTTGAAGCGCCTCACTTATAACCCACAAGGGGCTCCTCCTCCTCCACTTTTAGAAGGCCAAGCTGGCCACGTGGGCGATGTGGAAGGCGTAGTTGAGAACGCTGCTGAAGAAACCGCACACCTCGCGCCCGTAGGCGGAGATCGTATACCTAAGACGTTCAACACATTCACTAGTGGCGAGACTGTGAAGAGCCTTCGAACACTGCTGAAGCGATATTTTCTTCGGCGTTCGATAGTGGCCACTACAGATGTCCAGACAGGCACGTACAACTCTATAAAGTGGACTGGCACTGCCTATCCATATATGCCTGACGTTCCATTTCCGGGTTCTTCTACTGGGGTATTCAGAGGGCCATTTACCATTCATTCGCTGGTTGCTTATTGCTATGCGGGTTGGCGAGGATCTTTTCGTATAAAGCTCCTACCAGCCTTGATTGGAAATGGTAATCAATGGCCTAGAGCTTCTATTACAGTTTCTCGAGGCACATTTGTTCGAATGGAAGATCCGACATATCTCCCACACTCCCGAAATCAGTTTGGAGCTAATAATTGTGATGAAATTTTCGATTATAGCTTCAATGGTTGTCAAGTCAGCAATGAGGCATCCGGCAACGTGCTTGATTTCGAGATACCGTGGTATAGTAATGAGCGATTTGGCCCGATTCTCCCAGATCCCGTAGCTCGTAACATGTCATATGAAGCTAGTCTTTATGTTGACAACCCCACAGACGCCGTTAGATCTGTTTTTGGAATCTACAAAGAATACGGCGCAATCGGAGAAGATTATAATCTCTTCTTCTTCACCGGTGTACCACCCATTTGGTTCATCGAACCCTAAAAGATGTTGTAGCGCATCTCTCACTTAGTGAGTTTAAAGCTATGCTTTTATTGAACTTGGTTCAATCCCAGAGCGTGGCTTTGGGAGGAATTTCCCAAGCTACATGTTTAAAGCGTAGTCAGATATTGTAAATATTATAAGGACACCAATTGCGGGTCCTGCTTTTCAG